TTACAACTGACTCAGCCATATTAATTTTCTATTAGTTTTGAACGCATACCTGATTGTCCGTATTTAGCTATGCTTAAGTTTAATTTTTCTTTTTTCATAATTGGATTTGCTCTGTACAAATGTCTATTACAAGCCATAACAGCTAGTCCTGAACTAATAGCCGCATCAAACTTTGTACGATTATTAATATCAAACTTTGCCCAGTCTTGTAATGTTTCGTTAAAATAACATGTTCCGTATGTATTATCAGACTTTAATCCAACATGATCTTGTATATACATTTCAATAGCAGCGGCGTGTGCTTGCTTTATATCTTCACTTGAGTTTGGTATTCCACCTACTTCTTTTTCAGCAGTAGACAACTTATTCCAAACTTTATCAGGTCTGTTCATAGAATATCCTCTATAACCACGTCTTCTTAAATAATACAATAAACGAGGTTTATTATTCTCTGCTAATAATGGCATCCCGTAAAAAACTAAAGCCATTAGAACGTCCTCAAAGAATATCTCAGCTGTCTGAGGCCTAGCTACATACTCTAAAAAAAATTGATTTGGAGGACAATCCTCCATACTAAATTTAGTTAAACCATGTAAAGCTCCGTTTGAGCCTTTACCATCAACAGTTCCTGATATATCATAACTATCACAACCAAACGCACCCATGTGTTCATTACCTGGGTATTTCATACCGTTTTTAACAACTGTAAAGTTTTGCTTGTTAGATGGCGGTACCCAACTGACTTTGAATCTTCCTGCTGGATTTGGGTAAAACATTACTTTTGAATCTTTTACACCATTAACCCATTGAAAGCTACCTATTGTTATTTGAGAATCATTATTTAAATCCTCATTAAAATCTATTTGTTCGTATATTTTTGCTAAATTAAATATACTGTTTTTAGTTTCATCTCTGAAAGCGTGTTCTTCAGTTCTAGGAAATTGTCTGTAAAACTCGTTTAAAGCATCACCATCGTTTTTTAAACCATCAACTTCGTTTTGCCAATGCTCTAATATACCTGTGTCTATTATTTCGCCATAAGGTCCAACACTTTCTTGTTGTGGTGTGTCGAATACAGGTAAGCCATAAGAATCAATGAATCCTTCGTAGTTCCATTCCATAGGTATGAACAAACTATAGAGTCCTGAGCTTGTCTGCCCATTGCGGTTTCTTTTTGTAACATCTGAATTGTTATATAATTTCTTAAAGTTATCACCTCCTTTATCTAAAGCGTTTGATGTTGATCCCATCATACACTTACCAATAATTCTAGATCCTAACCTTAATGTTGTTTTCGTAACCCTCCAGTTGTTGAGGATGTTGTTCGGCCTTTCCCACTTCCCTGATTCATCGTGGACGAGGAGTTTAAGTTTCTCCCCATCATAGGAGTTGTCGCCGGTGTTCTTCCAATCGATGGTGGTGTCAAGACCTGATAACGTTTCTGTTTCGTTGTTCTTAGTGGTTTTAACAATCGACCTTCTTGTGAGTTTACTTGCAGGGACTCTATACGCGAGCTCGGTCTTTGGCCTATCCATACCGTCCTGAATCGGCTTGAAAAAGAAGGGATAGTTGACGGAAATTGGTACCACCTTATCTGTGAACATCTTCTTAGCATCGGGACCAGATTTGGACAATATTCCAAACCGTGAATCCGTTGATATTGTAGCAAGGTTGACCGATTCAGCTGAGGACATAAATGAGAAACCTGACCTACGGTTTTTAAGATAACACATTCCATATGACCTGGTATCGGATTTGCATGCCTCCCAAAATATGTAGAATAATCTATTCGCTTCTCTAAAGTCTGGCTGCCCAACATCAATTTTGGACCACTGCAAGTACATATAGTGAGTGCCAGTAATGTAAGTAGGCTTACCTTTGCTAATGAAGCTAAAACCTTCTTCCCTGCGCTTAAACTCTCTATCAATATACTCATACCATTTATCTTTAAAATCTTCAGTATAATCTCTCCAGTCAAAAACTGTTTTAATTTTTTTTAACTCTTTTGGGTACTCAGCAACCTCCCACTTATCCTTACTAAATTTATGTGGGTTACTTATTTTAGGTAGAGCTATTTTGAGGTTTTGTATCTCATATATCTCACCTATCTGACCTGTCTTACTTATAACAACTACATCGTGTTCTTTGTTATAACCATAAGACCATTTTTTAGACTTATTAAGTCTTTTTATAGTGTTTATTTTAATAGGCTCAATGACCTTGTACAGTGTTTGCTTGTACATTACTTAGATCTTCTTTCCGCAAAACCTCCAAAAGCAACTTCATCTACATCTTCTTTTGACTTGTTATTAAGCATGTCCTCTTCTTCTTGTATTCTATTTAATATCTCAAAAGCATCGAATATTGCTAGCTTTTTAGTAGCTGCTGCGTTCTTTAATTTGTCTGCAGATATATCATCATCTGAATCAACAATAGCCTCTTTTGCTACTTTAATTAATTCCTCAACAGCTTTATGTCCAGCTTGGATTATATTCTTTTTCGTTTCCTTGATATTCATATTTAATTGTAATTGCAAAAGTGGGAACTCTATAAAGTCTTTCGCCATCTATAACAAATTCATACTCTGAGTTAGGTCTAAAACCAACTAAAGAGTTTAATTTTATGTCTTGGCTTTTTAATTCTGGATCTATGTACTTTATAACACCCATTAGAGGTGTTTCCTTGTCCATAGAGAGATTATCTTTGTTTTCTAATGGTTTTACAAAGCTATAACCTTTTACNGCGCTCCAGGCGTTGTTTCTTTTATAAGCAAATATTTGATCAGGCATTACAAAGTACATATCTTCTTTGTAAAAAGCCTTTGAGTTTTTCTCTTTATTTCTTATATCTTTCCATCTTCTAAAAACGTTGTGATGTACTATTACTTCGTCACCTTGTCTTATATCTGTACAACCAACTGTAGGTGTTTGCAAAACAATAGCATTTCTACTTACGTTNTGATGAGTAAATATCTCCGTGTTTAATATTAACTCTTTACTACCTATTTTCTTAGTATTGTTGTATCTTTTGTTTTTAGGTTTTACTATAAAGTTTATTACACTCTTCATTAATAATCCAAGTTGTATTCAACAGATATAGCCATGTTTTTGTTAAAGTCTTTCCACGGTAAAACATCTACGCCTTTCTTTATAAATATACAATACTTGTCTTTTTCTTCAAGAATGCAATCAATAACATGTCCTCCGTAAACCTCTTGACCTACGGAGTAATGCATTGAATCGTTCTTATAGTCTTTACCTATACTAATCTTCCTTACTAGGCTCATTTTCTTTTATTTCAGTTATAGAACCATCAGATATATTTACGTTAACTTTACCGTAAACTTCTTCTAGCTTGTCCTGCATTTGCTTTAAATCAGTCGCTTCAATAGAAGCTACTTTATGTAGTAACGCATGCTTTTGAACTTCAATGTCCCCTAGCTGTAGTTTTATTTGATTTATTTCACCAACCAAAGCTTGTAAATCTTGTAATTCTTGTTTTTTAATTTTTTTTGCCATTTTATTATATTTAATTGTTAATCCTATATATACTAATCACTTATTTCTTTTAATTTGTAAACACTAAGCTTCTTGCCATGTAAAATAAAGATCATTATCTACTGGTGTTGCTTTTTTATCTATACCTTCTGATATTCTACTTTGTAGCTCCAATAAGTCTAAAGCAGCTTCTAGCCAACCTACTACAATACGCTCGAAATCTTCAGTGTCAGTGTAAGGTGTAAAATCTTGACCTTCACTGTACTCAAAGCTCTGTATACCACCGATATGATCAGAATAAGTAATACCTTCAACTTCTTTAGATCCTGAATACGTATAATGTACTCTTGTTATCAAGTTCTCTTTGCCTTGTGATTCAACAAGCGCGTTTATTTTGTGAATTTCAAATCTATAATTAATTGCCATTTTTATTTATTTTGCTGGATTAAATCTATAAGTTGATTTGTCTATTACAACTTCTAATTGTCCTGATTTTTCATTAAATGTTATAGATTCTACTCCGCTTAAGTGACTATTACCAGCAGNTCCCGTTGAGCCNTTTGCTCCAGCAGGTCCTTGTGGACCAGTACCCCCTGTGGCACCAGTATATCCTCTTGGCCCTTGCACTCCAGCACTACCAGCGGCTCCAGTATCTCCTTTGTCTCCTTTTGCCCCAGCTAATCCAGTATAACCTCTAGGTCCCTGAGGTCCTGTTCCACCAGCTGCACCCGCGGACCCAGTATTACCTTTGGCTCCTTGAGGTCCTGTAGACCCGGTATCACCTTCAGGTCCTTGTGGACCAATTCCACCAGTAGCACCTGCGGTACCTGTGTAACCTCTTGGTCCTTGAGAGCCAACCGCGCCTGCCGCACCTGTTGAACCTTTTGGCCCTGTTGGGCCAGCGGCACCTACGTTACCCGTGTCACCTTTATCTCCTTTAGCACCATCATCACCGTCAGTTCCGTTAGAACCAGCTGCGCCTGTATATCCTCTTGGGCCTTGTAAACCTATAACCCCTTGAGATCCCGTACTACCTTTTGGTCCTGCTGGTCCAGTAGAACCTGTGTTACCTTTTGCACCTTGTGGACCCGTTGGGCCAGTTGCTCCATTAACACCATCATCTCCATCACTACCTGCCGCACCTTGTAAACCTGTTGATCCAGTATTACCTTTTGGTCCTTGTGGTCCTATACCACCCGTTGATCCGGTACTACCTTTTGGTCCAGTTGGTCCTTGTATTCCTTGTATTCCTTGAGAACCTTGACTGCCAGTATTACCTTTAGCCCCTTGCGGTCCTTGAGATCCCGTATTACCTTTTACACCTTGTGTACCTTTAATAGATCCACCTGTAACCCATCCATCTGCTGATGTCCATACCCATATAGAATCGTCTGATTGTACTATATAAGCGTCACCATTTGAATTACCACTTGATGGCAAGCTAGATGATGTAGATACTTGACCTTGCATTGATATACCCCATCCTGCACTACCTTGGGAACCTTGTACTCCCTGTGGACCTTGTGAGCCTGTGTTTCCTTTTGGCCCTGTTGGACCGGTTGGTCCTTGTGAACCTGTATTTCCTTTAGCACCAGCTACACCTTGAGGTCCTTGAGAACCCGTAGCTCCTTTGTCACCATCTGTACCGTTTGTTCCATTTGAACCAGCGTAACCTCTAGGACCTTGAGCTCCAACAGAACCTGTACTACCTTTAGCGCCAGTTGCACCTTGTGGTCCAGTAGCTCCTTGAGCACCAACATTACCCTGAGGGCCTCTTGATCCAGTATCACCTTTAGCTCCTTGAGAAGCGGCTTGAGAAGAATCCCTACCAAAAGCCTCGCTTATAAATGTATGTATTTCCTCTACATCCGCTCTTACGTCTTCAACGTGTTTTATTAAAAACTTGTTTGATTGAAATAAACCTTCATCGTTGTAAACTTCACTAATATCTGTTAAACCAGCAAGTTCATCTGACTTTTGTTTAGAAACAGTTACTTCTCCATCACCACCTTTTACAGCTTCTTGGCTAGCAAGACCTTGTTTAAATAGTTTTTTACCTCGTATTTTATTGTTTATATTTGCCATTATACAGTATCGAATTCAATTATTATACTTACACTAACCCCGTACCAATATTTACTAGTTGCGCTTTTCTGATATCTAAAATTTATCCTGTCTCCCATATTGAAGGCATAGTTCGGTGCCCATGATATAGCACTACCGTCATTACTTCCATTAGTAGGTGTTAATTCTCCAGAAAATGAAGTCAATAAACCGTTTTTAAGAATAGATAGTTCTGTAGTAAAGGACGTACTCATTGTTGAACCAGCGGTGTGCATC